TAAAGATTGCGCTACATCTTGTCTGTAGTTTTCACTAGCTCTTGTTAATGTTTGTACTATCTTTGCCATATTACATTCTTGTCCATGGAGCGTTTTTAAAATTTTTTAAAAAAGAAGATTGAGTTTCTTCTTCAGGAGGAAGCTCATCATACAAATTTGTTGTATCTATCAAAGCTAGTCCTTCTGGATTAAATTCATCTAAATAGTATGGTACATTATAATCCTGTTCAAAACTTGTATCTTGTATTCTTGCATTAGGATCATATAAATTATCTGTGGCAATTGCATCTTCATATTGAGCTGCTTTTCTTTTCTTTAAAAATTCTTGAAAATTTCCCGAATCTTTAAACATATTAAATGCCGGACCAAATTTATTTCTTAAAGTATTAATTCCCGTACCCAATGTATCTCTTAAACTATTAAATCCACTTGCAGCAAGTGTAAAAGGCATAGAAAAAGATCGTCCTAATAAACTCATTAAACCTATTGGATTTAATCTTGATCGATAGTTGCTACCTGCATCATTAGGTGTTTTAAGAGTTCTATATCCACCACCAAACCCTAAAAAATTAGGTTGCCCAGAATAAGTTTGTGTAAAATAATCTTTTTGTGGATTTAAAAAATCTTTTGTAACGTCTGTAAACACATTAGCTGGTTGAGCTCCTGTTATTCCTAGACTTCCTACATCTCCACCACCGTAAGATTGATCGGGGTTTCTATTACCACCATAATTACCACCAGCTGATGCTCCCCCTGCTGGTGCAGATGCTCCAGATTTTGAAGACCTATCATTAGGTCCGCCCATAGTGTCACCACCATATCTATAACCCAATCTAGTAATCCCACCATTAGCCATGTACATTTGACCTATATCACCTTGACGATATAAATCTGCTTGTTTCATTACTTCTGTAATACCACCTAGTCTATCTTGCATGGCAGTTTTTCTAGCGTCTTCTACTGTGTATTCTGATGGAATAGATTGACCACCTGAGTAGTATCCTATTCTTCCACCATAAGCTTTTTTAATTTTACTTCCATAAGTTTCAGTCCAGTCTTTTGCTATCTCTGGTTCATTAGCAAATAAATATCTTCTTTGTTTTTCTGATTTAAATGGCATTAACGTCTTCCTCCTGAATGTACATCTAACCTAAAAGTGCCTAATTTCCAATTAGAATCTACAGCTGTATTTGCTATTTTAACTGCAACAGCTCTGCCTCTAGCTCTACAAGATTGATATTGAGTAGAAGATGTAATAGTAAATGGTCCTAATGTTGAACTAGCGGCTGTATCATTTGGAAAATTTCTAAGGTTTAATGTAACAATTGTATTACCAGCTTGAGTTATAAAGTCAGGTAAAAACCTACTAACTCTCATTACAAATTCTCCATCTCCTCTAAAAGTAATTCCTTGTCTTTGATCTTGAGTAATATCAAAATCTCCTGAAGTAATATTAGCTGGAATGGCAGCTGTTGTTCCAATTTTAATTTGATTAACTCCTGTCTCATGTTCATAGTAATATGTAACACCATCAGTATTACCTTTTACATCAAAAGATGTATCAGTATCAGCATCATAATATGTTGCATGTGGTAAACCAAAGATAGCTGAATCAATCCACGCTGTTCGTGGCCATAAAGAATTAGCGTTTGTATACCAAATAGGTCTATTAATTGTAGAATCTAAATAACTATAAAACACACATCTATTATTTATATTTGAATCAGATGTTGGATAAAACCACATTACTTCACCAAACAAATTATTTAATCCACAATAAATCATTTGATTAGAAGTTTTATTTAAATCATCATAAACATAGTCTTCAACTAAACAATCTAAAGATTCTAGTTTACCAGTAAATCTAAAGAAGCCGTTTTCAGACATCCAGTAAGCAGCACCATCAACTTCGACAGCTGCATTTTTTCCAATCAAACCACAGTTAGTTCCTACTTGTTCAAACGCAAAGGTGAAAGGTTGACCTACAAAACGCATGGTAAATAATGAGGTATCTGTCCATACGTATATTGTATTTCTACCAAGCCTAGCTCCCATGATCCGTGATCCGGCAGCCAGTCTTTGTGTGCCAGCGGTATTGGTTGCTGTTGGTGTCCAAGTATCTAATGTTTCTTGAGACGAGAATCTTATAAACATATCATCTTGAGTAGACGTATCTCCAATAGTTGTTTCTGTTCCAAATAAAACTAAGTGACGATCGGGTGTTGATACAATCATATCCCTAGATGCAGTTGGTGCATTTGATATAATAGTAGCTCGTGTTGCCGTAGCATTGGATGCATCTGCATCCCATTCAAATACAGATCCATTAACTATTAATGCAACTAAAGTACTACCTAAATTATCTAATGACCATAAACCAGGTTCAGCAACTTTATCAGTTGACGCTGCTGCTTGACCCCAAGCTGCATAGTCACTGGTATTAGTAACTGTTGCACCATCAGAATGAGCAGCTCTAGTTGTTCCTCTAACTGCTCTTGTAATTCCAGTTAAAGTTGTACTTCCAGAAACTCCTGTATAAGAAATTTCTTCTGTGCCAACTTGAATATAGTTTGTACCTGTAGTTGGAAACCCTGTGACAGAATCTAAAACAATACTTGTTCCTGATCCACCAGTTCCATAAGCATCGTCTCCTAAAGCTCCATCTAAAGTATTGGTTTGAGGGTTAGTAACTGTACCACCCCATTGAGATATACCAAAACCATATACGCCAACCTGTTCAGCTGGACCTACGTGGTAGTATCTATAATAAGTAATTCCGCCTGATTCGCTAGCACCCGATCCTGATTCTGTAGATTCTGCTTCAATTGTAAGTGTAGTTGTAGTAGGTACAGAAGCTACCATAAATTTTTTATCACAAAAATCAGATGCGCCAAAATTTGAATTAGTAATAGAACTAAATGTAGAGGAATCTCCAAATAAAATAATGTCCCCTGCTACAAAGTTATGTGCTGATGAAAAAGTTAAGGTAACGGTTGCATCCCCATTAGTGGTGCTAAAAGCATTAGTAATAGCTGTGCCCGATGGATTAGTTAGAGGATGAATATCATAATAAACTCCTCCAGAATAAACATATAAAATTCTATTTGTACCTAGAACAGCATATTTAATACCTTCTTTATTCACCATATGATGAATAGCACGTGTTGGACCTGTTAATTTTTTATCTCCTAGTGATTTCCAACCACCTACTTTTTCGGGTGTGCCATATCTAAAACGAACATTTTCTCCTTCTGTCCATTGAGCTTCTGCTCCTGTAGGAGTAATTTGTTTATTAAATCCTGGTAAAAATCCTATCTTTTGTAGCATATAAAAACCTGTTTATTGAGTGTTATATTAGATTATTGGGTAATTCAATCTATTTTTTATTTGGTGTCACCTTAAAACCTTTAAATGAAGGTGGTAAACCTATAAAAGGTCTTGTATCAAATTGATTCTTTTTAGCGTTTTTAGAATTAGCTTTATTGTAATGTAAAAAAACTTGACCACAGTCTTTACCGGTAAATTCTTCTCGCCAATGTTCTAAATCACATCCAGAATAAATTAACATATCACCTGGATCTAATTTAATTTCTACACCAGCTTGACCTTCTTTACCCGTTGGATCTAAATAGATTGGCCATGTGTCACCACCTAAATTTAAAGTAGTTGATATTTCACAACTAAATCTATCTTTATGTCTAACAAGTACATCACCTTTTTTATAAATTCTAGCGTAAGAATATGTTTCAGATAATTTTAAACCGGTATGTTTTTCCATTACAGGTTTAACTTCTTGTAATAAAGTTTCCATTGCTGTGTCTGCATAATGAGAGTATGTATTAGGAATTTGCCTATCGTTCCATACTCCCCAGTATTCTGTAAAGGGAGAAATATATTTAGAATCAAATAATATCCTTGCAACCTTTCTTTTATTTAAGAAATACTTATACACAAAACTTGCTAATTCTTTTGATATGGCATTTCTTAAAATAGTGTATTTATTTTTTTTAAATGACATTTATATAACTGTCTCCATTTCCTATTTCTCCTATTGGTATTAAATTAAATGCTAACGAATGTCTAGTGGTATTTGAATTATTTTTTAAAATTTTATGATGAACTTCGCTTGGAAATAATATTAAAAGACCGTCTTGTGGTTGGAAAGTGTATTCTGTTGAATT